CCCTTCTGTACACAAATATCCCCATAGAAATATTTTAGGAGGTGAGAAGGTGTGGCTAGACATAGACAACCAATTGACCTGCTGGTACTAAAAGGAAAAAAGAATTTAACAAAAAAAGAGATAGCTGAAAGAAGGGCTAAAGAGGTTAAAGCGCCTAACGATAATATCCATGCCCCTTCTTATCTACCAAAAAACCTTAAAAAAGAATTTGACCGGATAGCTCAAGAACTTACCGATATTAAAATTATGACTAATTTGGATTGCGAGGCCTTGGCCCGGTTTGTCACGTCGGAATATAACTACCAGCGGGTTATTAAAAAGCTTTTGAGAACCGGTGTAGACAACCCTGCATTTAAAGACCTACTCCTAAGTCAGGAAAAACTGTTCAAAATGGCCCGGCAGGCAGCTAGCGACTTGGGCCTGACCATTTCCAGTCGGTGCAAGTTGGTAGCACCTAGACAAGAAACGAAAAAGGAGGAGAATCCTGCGGAAAGGATGTTTGGTAATGTATAGGCCTTATCCAATGGATTATCCGATCTTGGATGATTTGCTTGTATATAGCCAGGCGGTGTGTAACGGTGAGATTGTTGCGTGCCAAAAGCACCAGTGGGCCTGTAGGCGGTTTTTGGATGACCTGAACAGGCAAGGGGCAAAGGATTTTCCTTATGTTTTTGACCAGAAAAAAGCATTGTTATTTCTAAATTGGATGAAGCTGTTTAGGCATCGGAAAGGCATATTGACTGGGCAGCGGATTGACCCGCACCCCATACAAAAATTTGTTTTTGGTAACATTTATGGCTGGGGCCATATGGATACCAACTACCGGAGGTTTAATAAAGCCTACTGGCAGGTTGGGAGGAAGAACGCTAAGTCACAAAGTTTGTCTTGTGTGGCCAGCTATGAGCTGATGGCCTTTGGTGAAAACGCCAGCGAGGTATACTGTGCTGCAACTAAGAAGGACCAGGCCAAAATCGTGTGGAGCGAAACCGACGCCATGTTGAGAGGATGCAAAGAGCTACAGGGTAAGTTTAGGGTTGCTTACAATACGATTTACCACGATAAGACGAGCTCTGAAATGAAAGCGTTATCCAAAGAAGACAAGAAAACAGGAGACGGCTTTAACCCCCAGTGTGGAGTGATAGATGAATACCATGCCCATGAAACGACAGAAATCTATGACATCATTGATTCGGGGATGGGCGCCAGGCCGCAGCCTTTGCTTATGATTATCACAACGGCCGGACACGAACTAAACAACCCTTGTTACCGGGTGGAGTATGATCTAGTGACCCGAATACTGGACCCGGATCACCCATACGAGAACGACCAGTACTTTGCGATAGTCAATGAGCTGGATAAGGACGATAAAGGGGAGTTGATTGACGATGTAAAAGACCCCTCCTGCTGGGAGAAGGCAAATCCTATTGCGGCCTCATATCCGGAGGGTAGAAAATACATTGCGGACAGGTTAGATATTGCCCTTGAAGTTCCGGAGAAAATGAATGACGTGCTGACAAAAAACTTTAACGTGTGGGTAAATGCTAGAGAGCAGGGTTACATGAATCTAGCAAAATGGGCCGCCTGTAAGGTTGACAAAATGCCAGGCTTGACAGGCAAGGATTGCTACATAGGCATTGACTTATCCGCCAAGATTGACCTGACAAGCGTAACCTTCGAGTTCCCCCTGGAGGGCGGTAAATATGCCGTCCTTTCGCATTCATTTGTACCCGAGGAAACCCTAGCTGCTAAACTTAAAACAGATAAAGTGCCTTACGATTTGTGGGTAAGGCAAAGCTGGATAACCTTAACTGACGGTGCAGTAGTGGACTACCGCTACATTATGGATTATATAAAAAATCAAGTAAAAGAAAATGGCTGGATAGTAAAAGAGTTGTGCGTTGACCCATGGAATGCTACTCAATTCAATCAGGAAATGATGGACGATGGGTATGAGGTAGTAGAGATTATCCAGGGCATCAAGACCCTAGCGGGCCCAACAAAAGATTTTAGGGATCAGGTATACCAGGGCAATATAATCCATGACGGCAATCCTGTCTTAGCGTGGGCGATGGGAAACGCAATCACTCGGATGGACCACAACAAAAACATTATGTTGGACAAGGCAAAGTCCAAGCAGCGCATTGACCCTGTGGCGGCGCTTATGAACGCCCACGTCCGAGGCATGCACGTCGAACCAAAAACAGATGTTTCAAAATATGCCAAAGAAGAATTCCTGAACCAGTTATGGGGGTTGTAGCATGTGGACAAAAATAAAAAACAAAATATTCCCCCGGATAAGGGCTGAAACCCAGCCACCGGAAACCGTAGGGCTTAACGATCGGCGGTTGCTTGAAATGCTAGGTATCGAAATTGACAAAATCAGCTACCGAGGAAAAAACGCACTTAAAGAGGCTACTGTATTTGCCTGTGTTCGTGTGTTGGCTGATGCTGTTGGTAAACTCCCGGTAAAAGTATATCAAGAAAAAGACGATAAGCAGGGCAGAGCCAACCATTATCTTGCAGCATTATTAAAAACACGTCCTAACCCTTGGATGAGTGCCAGGGACTTCAAAAAAGCAATGGAGACACAGCGGCTCATACACGGAAATGCCTATGCTTGGCTGGATATTGAAACCAGAGGGGGGGACGCTGGCAAAGTAATCGGGATTTATCCCCTGGACGCCACCCAGGTGGAGATTTACATCGATGATGTTGGCTTGCTCCCGGGCAAGGGGAAATTGTGGTATGTATATACAGATAACAAAAACACAAAGTACCGGATAGACCCCGACGAAATGCTGCACTTTAAGGGGCTTTCATATGACGGCATTATCGGCATGACCCCCCTAACCCAGCTTCAAAGCACTATCGAAAATGCCGGAGCGGCCAGCCAGTTTTTAAATAACAGCTATAAATCCGGAATGCAGACCAAGGGTATCATTCATTATGTCGGTGATTTGGATACAAAAGCAGAGAAGGTTTTTCGTGAGAAATTTGAGCAAATGTCAAGCGGGCTAAAGAATGCTAACAGGGTAAGCCTGTTGCCTATTGGGTACCAATTCCAGCCGCTTAGTTTAACAATGACCGACGCTCAGTTTTTAGAAAACACCGAGTTAACTATCAGGCAGATTGCTGCTGCTTTTGGCGTAAAGATGCATCAGCTGAACGAATTGACACGGGCTACACACTCAAATGTGGAGCACCAGCAGCGGGAATTTTACATCGATACCCTTATGGATATCCTAACCGGTTATGAGCAGGAGTTGACTTACAAATTATTCACCCAGCGGGAACTGGATGACGGATACTATATCAAATTCAACGTAAATGCTATTCTCAGGGCAGACCCAAAAACAAGATATGAAGGCTACCGGATTGCAATTCAATCCGGTTTTTTAACGGCTAACGAGGTTAGAGCATTAGAAGAGATGGAGGCCAAGGAAGGCGGTGACCGTTTACTCATTAACGGCAACATGATGCCTATTGAAATGGCTGGTGCGCAGTACAAGAAAGGCGGTGATAATAGTGCCCAAACCGAAGAATAAGAAGTTTTGGAGTTTTAAGGCCCTAGACGATAGTACTGGGGAACTGACATTGTATGGCGAAATATCGGACTATAGCTGGTGGGGCGATGAGGTGACGCCTAAACGATTTAAAGACGATTTAGATTCTCTAGGTGATATAGAAAACTTAAATGTATTTATAAATTCACCGGGCGGAGATGTGTTTGCAGGACAGGCAATCCACTCAATATTAAAACGCCATAAAGCCAAAGTAAAAGTCTATATTGACGGTCTGGCGGCAAGCATAGCTTCACTAATCGCAATGGCCGGAGATAACGTCATTATGCCAGAGAACGCCATGATGATGATACACTCTCCTTGGACGTTTGCGGTAGGTAATGCGCAGGACTTCCGCAAGCTTGCAGACGACATGGATAAGATTAGAGACAGCATGGTGAAGGCCTATGAAGCCCGATCTGCTCTCACAACAGAAGAAATTATTGATTTGCTGGACGCTGAAACCTGGTTGTCTGCTGAAGACTGTTTGGAATATGGTTTTGCTGATGAGATTGAAGAAGCAAAACAGGTGGCAGCGTGTGTTGATAAAAAGTTTTTGGACAGGTATAAAAACACACCGATTGAGCTCCTGGCCGAAGAGCCGGATCCTGAGGGGGTGAAGGCCAGAGAGCTACAAAAGAAGAGGTTGGCGTTAGAGTTGGAGCTGATATAAGCTCTATTTTTTTATTAAATATTAAGGAGGACAAAACAATGAGTAAGGAATTGCGTGAAATGCTCCAGGCCCTGGAGGATAAAAAAGCACAAGTACGGGCGCTAATTGCTGAAGATAAAGTAGCTGATGCCGAGGAAATGATGGAAGAAGTAAGGGCACTGCAAAAGAAAATTACTATGCAGCAGGAACTGGAAGCAGCTGAGGAACCCGGCCTTGAAGACGGTACCCCAGTTGGTGGCCGTACTGATGCGGAGCTTGAAGCCGAATATAAAAAAGTATTCATGCGCGGCTTGCGCCGACAGCGGATTAGCGCCGATGAACGCAGTATTGTGAGTGAGTATAACCGATCCATTCAGGCTGCTGTAATGCATGAAGGCGGGGCTGCAGCTATCCCCCTGGGTGATAGCTCTCTCATTATTCCCCAGGACATCGAAACCAGAATCAACGAACTGATGCGCTCCCTGGATGACCTATCCCAGTATGTCCGGATTGAGACCGTCAATACCCTGTCCGGGTCCCGGGTGCTGGAGCTTGATGGAGCCATGACCCCCTTCCAGATTGTTGCTGAATATGGGCAGATTCAGGAGACTGATAATCCTCAGTTTGTCCCGGTGCAGTACCAGCTGGTAAAACGGGCCGGGTATCTGCCGCTGACCAGCGAGCTGTTGGCTGATAGCGACCAGAACATCTTGCAGTATGTGACCAATTGGATTGCCCGGAAACACGTAGTGACCAAGAACAGTCTGATTACCACCCTGCTGGGTGGCCTGGCTCCTACTCCATTGGCGGATCTTGATGCCGTTAAAAACGTACTTAACGTAACCCTGGATCCAGCCATTAGCGCAACTGCCACTGTTTTAACTAACCAGGACGGCTACCACTGGCTTGATACTCAGGTAGATGGCAATGGCCGGTACTTACTGGTCGATGACATTACCCAGCCTGGTCGCAAGCTGTTATTTGGCCGGCCGGTTGCGGTAATAGCGAACCGCTATTTGCCCAGTGTTGTGGGGCCACCTGCCCTGGCGCCGATCTTTATTGGTAATGGATCTCAGTTAGCAGTGCTGTTCACCAGCGGCCGTTACGAGCTGGCCTCTACTACTGAGGGCGGCGATGCCTGGCGGCGTGATACTACTGAGCTGCGGACCATTGCCCGTGATGATCTGGTCTCGTGGGATGCTAATGCTGCGGTATACGGGCAACTGGATATTAGTTAAGAGAGGGAGCTTAACCCCTCTCTTACCCTAATCTTAAGGAGGTTGACCAAAATGGGGGAAAGAATTAAAGTTCGGAAGCCTCAAGGGGCAGATAAGTTGGTAGTGGAATCCGGCGGTCATTTACAGGTTAATGCTGGCGCGATGATTGCAGTGCAAGGAGAGGTTGTTGTTAAAGCCGGCGGCAGAATCAGCGCTGAGCCCGGGGGTGTCATCGCTGATAATTTAGCAGAACTGACGCCTAATAAAGGTCTGGCAGCTGCCCTGACTACTGCGCTTGGCGTAGCTGACGCTGAGTTGGTATTTACTGCAAAAACACGTGGTACTGCTGGCAACGATATCACGATTGAATACGTTGATCCAGAAGAAGCTAATGCTGCAGTAAGTGTTGAAGTGGCAGGTACAGCTATCAAAGTGAACCTGGTACCAGGGGAAGGCGGGGCTATAACAACTACTGCAAATGATATTATTGCGGCATTTGCTGACAATGAACTAGTCGGCGTAGCAAAAAAAGCCGGTAATGATGGTACTGGAGTAGTAACTGCTATGGCGGCAACAGCCTTAAACGGCGGCCAGGATGCTACCCCGGCTAAAAAGGGTGATATGTACTTTGATGCCACTAACATTTATATCGCCATTGGCGATGTCGACACTACCGATGATGGGGCCAAGTGGCGCAAAATTGCTCACTCTGCCCTGTAAGGGGTGGTCCTAATTGATCATTACACTGGAAGAAACAAAACAATACCTACGGATAGATGGCAGTGAGGATGATGCGCTAATCACTACGCTTATTATCACTGCTGAGGACTATCTAACCAACGCAACCGGGAAAACGTTTGACAGTACCAATCAGCTAGCCAAATTGTTTTGCTTTGTGCTAGTTTCGGACTGGTACGAAAACCGGGAACTAACAGGCAAGGCAAGCGAGAAAGTAAGGTTCACAATGCAAAGCATACTGACTCAGCTGAAACATTGTTATGAGCCTCCGGAGGTGGGAACATGAACCCCGGCAGACTAAGGCACCGCATAACCTTTTCACATCTAGTTGAAGGTGAAAATGAGGTTGGTGACACTGTACTGATAGAAGAACCATTTAAAACTGTTTGGGCCAGCGTGGAGCCACTTAAAGGAAGAGACTATTTTGAAGCCCGTAAAATTCAATCAGCGGTCACACATAAGATTATTATTCGTTATCTTTCCGGAATAACTCCTGACATGAAAATAGACTTCAAAGGGCGCATCTTTGAGATAGAGGGCCCACAAATCAATCCGGAAGAAAGAAACAAATACCTTGAGTTATATGCGGTGGAGAAGGTGAGTTGATTGGCTGAACTCAAGCTAGAAGGACTGGAGGAGTTTCAGGAAAAGTTGCGGACCATCGAGAGAAGGGCACCTGACCGTATATTAGACAAGTTAGATGATGAAGGCAAGAAGCTGAGAAAGGCTGCCAGGGCCAATACACCAAAAATAACAGGAAATCTAAGAAGGCGGTACAAACTGCTGCCGGTTGAGAAGGTGCGGGGAGGATACCAAAAAGGCATGACCAATACTGCCCCGCACCATCATCTGGTCGAGAAGGGGCATAGAAAGGTGACTCCGGGGGGTAGGGAAATAGGCTGGACACCAGGAAAGTTTTATTTGGAAAGAACAGTGAAGGAAGTGGAGCCGGAGGTAAACAAAGAACTGGAAAACTGGCTGGACGAACTGTTTAAGGAGTTGAGCAAATGATAAGGCTCACAGACATTAAAGTTGCTATTAATTCGGTGCTGAAGGATAGCTTTCCGGATCACAAGCGATATGCAGACGAGATTAAAGAAGGCTTTGATAGGCCTTGTTTTTTTGTGCAAATAATTCCCGTGATATTCAACTATGACACTGTAAATTTCTCATCAAACAAGCTGATGATAGTAATTAACTATTTTTCAAGGGATGGAACAGACTTAGAGAACCTGAAAATGTATGACGAGCTTAAGCAAGCTTTTGGAACGACATTGGCAGTACAAGGCAGGCATCTGGACCTGCAAGATATACGTACAGACACCACAGACGGTGTTTTGCAGTTTAAGTTTGACCTGGACTTCTTTGACGGCATTACAAAAGATGAAGAAATACATGAGTTGATGAGAGAACTGGAACTAACACAAAGGAGTGATTGATAATGGGTTTACCCAGTATAAACATTACTTTCCGGGAGCAAGGAATAACCGCAATTCAGAGAGGCCAGCGGGGGGTTGTGGCCCTAATCCTGGAAGATGTTGTGCCAGATACTAATCCTGTAGAAATCTATTCGCCGGCGGACATTCCGGAGAGTTTAAGCGATTTTAACAAAAAACAAATTGAGTTGGCGTTAATTGGGTACCAAAGGCCGCCAAGAAAAGTAATTGCTTACATGACCAGCGAGGCTGACAGCTATACTGAGGCAATGAATTACCTGGAAACAATCAAATGGGACTACTTAGCAGTACCAGGAATAGGCCCAACGGAAACAACCACATTTGCTACCTGGGTTAAGGGCCTGAGGGATACGAAAGGTAAACGAGTTAAGGCGGTACTGCCAAATACCCCAGCTGACCACGAAGGGGTCATCAATGTTACATCTGACGATATGGAAGACGGCTTTGAGGAATTCACGACAGCAGAGTATTGTAGTAGAATAGCTGGATTGATTGCCGGAACGCCGATTACTATTGCCTGTACATTTGCCCCCTTGCCGGAGCTGGTTGATTGCGAGAAGTTGACTAAGGATGAACTGGACCAGGCTATAGACGCAGGAGAGTTCCAGCTATACAACGATGGCGAAAAAATCAAAGTAGCAAGAGGTATGAACAGCCTTGTAACCACTACAGAAGACAAGGGTGAATCTTTTAAGAAAATAAAAATCATAGATGCTATGGACATGATCTATGACGACGTGAAAAAAACAGCAGAGGACAATTATTTAGGCAAGTACGCCAATAGCTATGATAACAAATGTCTGCTAATAACAGCTATCCAAGGGTACTTTGACCAACTGGAGCTTGACGGGATACTGGATAGAGGCAAAAACTCTGTAGGCATAGATATTGCTGCCCAGACTGCGTACCTAAAGAGCGTTGGGCATAAAGAACCGGATGACAGAGGCGTAGAGGATATGTCTGAGCAAGAAATCAAGGAAGCGAATACGAAAGATAAGGTATTGTTGAAGGCTAACATAAAAATACTTGATGCTATTGAATTAATCGAGTTACCCATCACTATATAAGGAGGGATAAATAATGAAACCAGAACAGGTAATCAACGGTAGCTGGGGTGAATAATTTGCCCTCCTAGTAAGTAATTATTAGGTAATAAAGCGGGTGAACTCAGGGAACACCTAAACCATAGTAGTAAAAACCACATATTGGGAGTATGACAATGTAGAGAATATATTAGAAGAAGAATTTAAGCGATTAGGCATCCTGTAAAGGGTGCTTTTATTATGTGGTTTTTACTACTATGACATGGCAACCCTGAGCCAAGCTATATAGGGATATATAGAAGGTGCAACGACTAACAGCATACCACTAGAACAGTGATGAAGCTGACACGAGCGCCCGCCGCCTAAACAGTAAGCTGTAGGCGAAGATATAGTCTGGACTATATGGAAACATATAGAAGTAGAGGATAAAGAGCCTTTACGATAACAAATCGGAAGTGTGGCTGGATGGCGATTATTTGGCAGAGGTAACCGGACTTACTGCAGAAGTTGCTATCGAATACGAAGATGTGAATATGCCTAGAAAGCTAGGCAAGGGAAGAAAAATGATAGGCCTGGAAGGTACCGGCAGCATCAAACTAAATAAGGTAACTTCCAGGTTTATTGCACTGCTAAGTGACAACTTGAAAAGCGGCAGACAGACGACTGTAACAATTATCTCTAAACTTGCTGACCCGGATGCACTGGGAGCGGAGAGAATTGTAGTTAAAGATGCGATACTAGACGGCATGACTTTAGCAAACTGGGAAGCCAAAACTAAAGGGGAAGAGGAAGTCAATTTTGGATTTAGCGATTGGGATTTGCTTGACATTATAGAAGCTTAACAGAGGAGGTAACCTAATGAATGCTGTTGATAAATTATTGAAAATGGATGCTGGGAAATTAAAAACTCCCATGAAGGATATAACCATAAAGCTGGCAAAGCTGGATAATGAGGAGTTTGTGTTTCCCTGTAAGGCCATAGATCCGGAGTTGATTGCGGAGATGCAAGAAGATGCCTTAGAGATTGTAGATGGTGAACTGGATAAGATTAAGATGTACAATCAAAAAGTTTTTACGGTAATCGAAGGCTGTCCGGACGTGTTCAAAAACAAGGACGTGATGAAGCATTTCGGCGTACCAACACCAAAGGAACTGGTGCCTAAAATAATGCTGTCTGGAGAAATTGACGAGCTTTATGGCGAGATAAACAAACTGAACGGATATAACAGAAAGAAGCAAAAAGATGAAGTAAAAAACTAATAGAATCCGACGGGGAGGTCAATTTGATGTACCTGCTTTTTAGGTTAAAAAACATATCCCCGTCGGATTATTACTGGAAAAAGCCCGGTGAGAAAATTATCCTCCGGGCATTCATGGAAAGAGAAGCTGAAGAGAGAAGAAAAGATATTGAACATGGATAAACAACCCCCCTTCATGTTACAATGTTGGAAAATGCTAGAAGGGGGGAGGCTTGATGTGAGAAAGAGGTGCAAGATGTGGATTCTGTGTATTGTATTGGTTTTAGTTTTGATACTGGTTATTGGTTGCGGTCAGGGTGACAAAAAGGAAGAGGCTGATAAGCTTTCTGAAACTAAAGAGGTAACACAGGAGGAAGCACCAGAAAACAAAAAAGACTTCAAGATAATTTGTGAAGAAAATGCAGAAAAATTCCCAGCTAGTGCGGGAAAAGTTTTATTTGACAATGCACAGTACAAGTTTAAAGGTATGAATTATTATTTCAAAGGTGAAGTTGTTGGGGGCATTACGCTAGAAACTACGGTAGGTGATGGCAAAGCCTGGCTTGTAAGAAATGAAGCAGGTTATGTAATGCCTGTGTACAAAGACAGGTTCGAAGCTGAAACAGGTGATATTGTTGAAGTTTGGGGAACATTATCAGGTTTAAAATATGCATCTTCTGATTTTGGAGTTGATAATGTAGTTGGTGCTACGGGAGCAATACACGCAATGCAAGTAAGTGTAAATGGAGAAATGCAATATTAAACTAGGGTTTACGAAAGATGCCTGACCAAAAACACCTCTGAAGGGGTGTTTTTTTTCATGCCCTTTTAAGGGAGGTGGAAAAAATTGCACATTTTAGATGCTGTAATTCAGCTTAGGGATAACTTCTCAGACACTTTACAGGAGGTAGAAAGAAACATAGGCAACTTTTCAAGAACCACACAAAATATGGGAAAAGAAATTAAGAGTACAGGTAAAGATTTAGAAAGCCTAGGCGGAAGTTTGACAAAAGGCATAACAGTTCCCCTTGCAGCAACGGGCGGTTTTGCTGCAAAGGCTGCTATTGATTTTGAAGATGCCTTTGCCGGAGTGCGAAAAACAGTTGACGCAACAGAAAAGGAGTTTGCTGAGATCCGTCAAGGCATACGGGATATGTCTAAGGAGATCCCCGTTGCGTCAACTGAAATTGCAGGTGTTGCCGAAGCTGCAGGACAGCTAGGCATTGAAATACCTAATATTCTTGGATTTACACGAGTGATGACTGATTTAGGTGTTGCAACTAACATGACTTCCGAAGATGCGGCCATGGCCCTTGCTAGATTAGCAAACATTACACAAATGCCTCAAACGGAGTTTGATAAACTGGGTAGTGTTATTGTAGACCTTGGCAACAACCTTGCTTCCACGGAATCCGAAATTGTAGAGATGGGGTTGCGTCTTGCTGGCGCAGGTAAACAAGTGGGCATGACAGAAGCCCAAACGCTTTCTTTTGCCGCTGCACTCTCATCTGTCGGTGTTGAGGCACAGGCTGGGGGTTCGGCGTTTTCAAAAGTCATGGTGCAGATGCAGCTTGCCAGTGAAACCGGAGGCAAGTCACTGAAAAACTTTGCTAATGTTGCCGGGATGTCGTCCAGTGATTTTCAAAAGGCATTCAAAGAGGATGCAGCTGGGGCAATAATTGAATTTATTAAAGGCCTTTCGACAGCAGAAGAACGAGGCCTGAGCGCAATTAAAATGTTAGATGATATGGGGATTAAAGAGGTTCGATTGCGTGACTCTTTGCTGCGTGCAGCTGGTGCTGGCAATCTCTTTAATGAAGCTGTTGAGATTGGGACAAACGCTTGGGAAGAAAATGTTGCCCTTACAAACGAAGCAGCTGAAAGATATAAGACAACAAAATCCCAGTTGCAACTATTGAAAAATAAAGTTATGGATGTAGCAATAACTCTGGGTGATGCTTTGCTCCCCTATATTCTAAAAACAAT